CACAAAATAAGCTAATCGTAACTCATCTCATGCGGAAAGGAACCTCTTCAATTTATGAAATCAAAGAAGTCATTGATGGTATTTTAACACGTACCGTCCATGTACGCAACACAATAATGGATATCGCCTCTAGGCGACCCGTTGTTGACGAGCTGGTGTGTTTCTTGAAACCCGAAAATTCTCTCGAATCCGAACTAGTTTCACACTTCTCAGCACATGAACAACTTACTGTCATTCTTCAGGATATTCCCCTTGAACCTGGAGGTCCTGTGATTTATTCACGGAGCCCCAAGGAACGGGATCTTCCTTTTCTTGAATCTCAAATTTCCGACTATGAAATGAGTCTAACCTCTGGTGAAGAGGGCATTTTGTCCGGGGATCTCGATTTCCTTCTTTCGAAGGAGATTCCTGATCGCCGGGCCCTCTCCGCGGTCAGCTCTCTAAACAGAGCTCGTCCGCAGGCTTACCCGCCATTTCGACCCAATTCGTCACGGGTTGATCAAGTTAGCGGGGTGACTCCCCATATGGCCAAAATAAGGACTAATCACAAAGTCTTTGGTTTTGGCCCCGCCTCGGAGAAATTACCTATTTCTCTCCGGCCGACTAGGGTAGGCAAGATTGTTGTCGAACCTGCCCAAGTCCTTGAGGTTGGTGATACCTACGTCAAAGTCACCCGCGTGGATAACAATGGAACTATTCCAAAATTTCCTGGTACAACCCCTGTGGTTTATCCCCAGATGTTTTTGCAGTCCCTTTTTGCTATCCGCGCCATGCTCCTGGTTCTTATCGATTGTTCAGGTAAGTTATGTCGTACCGCTGACGGTACCTCTGACCCTGATTTTATCGGTAATCTACCATGTGATGGGGTCTTCAGTGCATTCCATAAGTTCTCTACTTGGGAACTTAAGGATTTTGTACCGAATTGTAAGTACTGGAAAGATTTTCCTTTGGCTTCTTGCCTTCGGAATCCTCTTCCTTCTGTACCCGACTCCTGGTCTTCGAAAGGCTATAAGCCCTCTGAAGCCCTTTTCTCCGGAGCATTAGGCGGCTTTTGGCGTCGTATATGCCAACCTCTTCCTTCCTCTGACCACGCTAGTAATCTCTTTCGTGCCGCTTTCTCGATTTCTCAATCTAAGAAGGCCTTTCATCCTGTACCGAAATCGTTTGTCGATTCCGCTTACCGGAAACACGAGAAAATCCTTACTACTCCTCCCACTCCAATTGAGAACATTTCGGAACTAGATAGTTTCCTAAATGTTTTCTTCCGTCATTTTAACCCTCCCAGCTTGGTTTCCCAAGTTGGTCTCACCGAGCCTTCCCAAAACGCGTCTAATTTAAATAGCCGCAAATTTGGAGGCCAACGTAATGAGATCCAAGAGACTTTATTTCCTCATTTAGGTTTCTCCCCAAATGAATTAGTCTCTATGAGAGAGGGTTTTTCTGGAGTTGTGGAAGAGCGTGGTCTACTTCCTCCTCAGCCCCATGAGTGGGTTCGTTTAATTAAACGGCCTATTACTCATGAAGATAACGAGGATGTTGATGATTTTTATGCTACTTATCCAGATGCTCCGCCTAATATGCCCTTCGCACAGGTCCGTGGTATAACCGAACCTTTGAAGGTTCGTACTATCACAGCTATGTCGGCATTTAGTTCGTATGTCTCTAAACCGTTACAACAAGCCCTCTGGGATTACCTGGCGCGCTTTCCTTGTTTCGAGTTGATTACAAAACCATTCTCTGAAGAAATCCTTCATGGACTACTTGATCGTCATCGCAAGTTTTTCCATAAGGAATCTGATTTTGAATGGGATTTTGTATCAGGAGACTACCAGTCTGCCACCGATAAGATAAAAATCAATGCAACTCTCCTTGTTATGGAGAAGATTAAGAGTAAACTTGTCAAGTCTGACAGGATTCTCTTTCCCCATTTCGACGAAGTCATTGGTCCTCAAATCTTGGTTTACCCAAGAGATGTTTTCCCGCCGATTCGGCCTGCCTTCCAACGAAATGGTCAGCTCATGGGCTCCGTCCTTTCCTTTCCGATTTTATGTATACTTAACCTATATACATATTTCCAATCATTAGACCCTGATTATCGTCGCCTTTTCCTTAATGGGAAAATTTCCCTTAAGGCTTTGGCTGTCCTTATTAATGGAGACGATATCCTTTTCCGAGCGACTACAACCATGTATGATCGCTGGGTTAAGGCTGGTTCTAATCTTGGTTTGGAGCTTTCGCTTGGAAAGAACTTCGTCCATCCTAGGTTCTTTACCGTTAACTCACTCCCCTTAGAGTTCCGTCCCTATCTCTACCGTGATTCATCAAAGATTTCTTATTATAAAAATATAATTAAATCTGAGATGGACTGGTCTGAGGTTGAGGACCTCCATTTAGTTAAGCACACATTGGATACCATCTATGTTCATGGATTTTCCAATGTGGGTTTGCTAATTGGGCTCTCTAAGACTGCCTCTGGTGTTCGAGAGGATTCTGTTCCCCTTTCTGGTTGGTATCAGGGCGCCGTTTCCGGTGCCATGTATCCTTCCAAAATGAGCAATTTCTTCCTTAACTATCACCATTTTGAGATTAAGAGACAAACAAAATTTGGTTCAAAAACTTTGAATCTATTTGCTCACCCTTTTCTCGGCGGTCTAGGTTTTGTACCACCTTCAGGAGTTGATGTTCGCTTTTCCCAACCACAACGTGCTCTAGCTGCAAAATTACTTGCTGCCGCCCAAATTAATTATTTCGGCCCAGCTTCTTTGCATCCTATACGCCCGTTTGCTACCTTATCCCTTTCTGAAAAGATTGGTTCATTAGGTATTCGGAAAGGTCTGGTAAGAACACGTCTAGCTCCTCTGATCGGACCCTATCTAGAAGGTTCTAAGCGTTTTGTGGATAATACCGCGCTCCGCTTCCAACCTCTAGTGGTCCCGTTCGCAGACCTGAGTGAGGCTACCCTCACCCCCGTTTGTCGTCTCTCGAACACCGAGTTACATCGTCTCCTTAAATCTGCTAATCATTGCAGATGCCCAATGTTAGAGGTCAATCAAATGTTTGATTTTCCCTTTAGTATTGAGGTTTATGATAACGACCTTGTTCAAACCATTGAGACAGAAGAATTAACCATTCAATCCACTAAGGCTGATCTCAGAGAACCAACTGTGGAACTCTGGGAAATTCCTTCCTACCCTTTTCTAGCTGAAATTAATAATAATTTCAGCCTTAGACCTCTTCATGTTCGCCTTGCCCGTGAGGCCAAGTTAGAACGTAAGTCGTTTCTTCGGGTTCGGAAGTCCCAAGCGAGACAGCAATTGCTGAACTTGCTTTAACCTTAGTCGTAGTCTGGAAGACTATAATTCCCATCCACTATGATGTAAAACTATATTGGGTGAACCAGTTTAGGACCAAAAAGGTGCGAAAGCTTAATACTTCCTTGCTAACCAAAATGCTGAGAGACTGCACGGCTCCCCTGTAGGTCTGGTTCATGTACAGTCCAGTTGTTAAGCTGGATCCAATACATTAACGATGATGAAGAG